TGGTGTTACCTCTACAACAGCCGAGTTAAATATTCTTGACGGCGTAACATCTACTGCAAATGAATTAAATATTCTTGATGGTGTAACTTCAACTACAGCTGAATTAAATATTCTTGACGGTGTAACTTCAACAACCGCAGAGATAAATCTTTTAGATGGCTCAACGGCAAACACAGTAGTTAATAGTAAAGCTGTTATTTATGGTTCTAGTGGTGAACTTGCTGGTACGCTTTCAACAGCAGCACAAACAAATGTTACAAGTTTAGGTACTCTAACAGCTCTTACGGTAGATAATATAGGTATTGATGGCTCAACCATTTCAAATAGTTCAGGCGATATAACACTAGACGCCTCTGGAGATATTATTCTTGATGCAGATGGCGATGATATTAAGATTGCAGAAGGTGGAACTACTGTAATGGAAATAAAGCATGAATCAAGTGGCATTGATTTCTTACTTAGCACAAGTGATGAAGACTACAAATTTAAGGGTTCTGATGGTGGTTCAACTATTACAGCATTACAGCTTGATATGTCAGAAGCAGGGCATGCAACTTTTAACGGCAAAGTAACTGTTGGCACAAATGCAGTTGGGACTTTAACAACAGATAACGATGGCTCGTTCGACATGGCGGCAAGCAACAATTTTAAGTGCACCCCATCGGGCAACTTCACTCTTACTTTTACAAATATAGTCTCACAATCAGGAAACATATTGCTGGTAAACTCAGGTGGCCATACTGTATCAGCACACACAAATTCAAAAGTAGATGCAAACTTACTTGCAACTGTATCTACTGCGGGCACGTACTTAATCTCTTACTTCTCCGATGGCACGAATGTATATTTAACTAACTCTGCTGCATATACCTAATGAGCCTACTACAGCATCCGGGAGCTATACCACCAGGGGCTACTGGGTACGAAGCAGGTAACTCTTTGATG